ATCAACCAATAAAAAATATTAGATCAATACAACAATCATATAATCCAAACAATATTTTAGGATTACAAAAAACCTCAGACAAATATTTTTCTGGATTTTCCATTAGGTTTGATCAAAAATACCCATATGTTGGTAATGGTTTAAATGGTGCAAACGTTTATATTGATGATTTTGGTGCTTTAATAATCGAGGCTATTGGTTTAAATGATGATGAACAACTTGAGGTTCAATTGAGCACGGATGGTACAATATATACTATACAATTTGACGGGAATGAATCATGATAACCGATGCTGGAAAGTCTATTATTGGCAAATACCTGCTTGGTCAGGCCCCAGCCTATGCTTCATATATTGCTATTGGATGCGGTCCAACCCCTTTAGATACCGCTGATATTCAGGGTGATTTTTCTGATAAGACAAGTCTTGACTTTGAAATGTTTCGTGTTCCTATTTCCTCAAGGGGATTTGTAAAAGAAAACGGTATTGATAAAATTGTTTTAACAGCAGAACTACCAACAGAAGAAAGATATGAAATATCAGAGGTAGGATTATACTCTGCAGGTTCAAACCCTTCTGCTGGAGCCTATGACAGTAAGACAGTACTTGCTTTTACTGCTGGAGAAAATTGGCAACACCACACCGCAGCCGCTGCTACCGTAATTAATACTTTTACAGCACCATTAGACGATGAAGAAGATGATAATATTATTGCAGTTGCAGATACAGTTTTTCAAACAAATGCTGATAACTCAATATTTTTTAAAACATCTCGTGCAAGTAGATATGAAAGATGTAGATTTTTAAACAACATTATTTTAATTCAAGGCGATGATGCAGACTTGTCAAAGGTTGTATCAGTTTCTAGCGCAGTTGGTACTGGAACCGTTGTAACCTATACTACGGCGCTACCACATACCCTTTCTGTTGGCGATAGTGTAACCGTAACTGGAGTCAGCCCTGGAGCATATAATCTTTCTGGAGTGACTGTAGCATCAGTTCCAACATCAACAACCTTTACAGTAGCAAATTCAGCAACTGGCTTGTACTCCTCTGGGGGATTGATAAATGTTAACCATTTTATAATTAATACTGGATCAAACCATATACATTTAACTAGTCCACAAGTTGATTTTAGCAGAAACTCTCCTAAAGATGAATTAAGACTAGCATTTTCTTTAGTAAGTAAAAATGGAGGTTCTTCTGCAATTCCAGACACTATTAGAGTTTTAGTAGACTTTTCATCAACAGATGCTGGCTCTGGAGAGTTTGCAAGGTTTGAAGCAGAAATAAATCATGGAACATCTGGAAACCCAGAACTAGTTCAAGATTTTGAAACTAATAGATATTTTGTAATAACAAAACAACTACAAGACCTTTATACAAGTGCTAACTTTACTTGGAATGCGGTAACTGTTGTTAAAATTTATGCATGTGTGCTTTCTGAAGATAGCGGACCGTCACCAGTGCCATCATCAGATTATTATATTGCTTTAGATGCTATTCGTTTAGAAAACGTAGCAACAGTAAATCCACTTTATGGTCTAACAGGATACTCTGTAATTAAAACTGACGGTGCCGAGACAGTAGTTAAATCACCAAATACAAGTAACTATATTGAATTTAGATTTTCAATAGGGGTTACATAATGACTGTAAAAAAAGCAATCATTCAAAAAGAATCTTTGCCTGCAATTGATTCCTCAAGTGCTGGATATGTAGTAAGATACAGAATTATATCTGAGGACAAAAACAGAACATCGCACTGGTCTCCAATATTTGTTACAAATTCTGTAGCAGTTCAATCAGTTGCTGGGGCTTTATCAATTACAGAAACAATTATTACTGCAGTTTGGGGCGATGAATTAAATAGACCATCTTATGATATATTTGTTAAGTTTGACTCAGGCAGTTTTACTTATCACGGAACATCAACAGTCCATAGTTATTCATTTTTAAATACAGGAACTACATCTGTTCATGTTAAGGTGCAAATAGCATCTTCAATAAAAGAAGTAAAAGCAGGACTAGTTATCTTTGACTCAGGCTTAGAGTCTTTGGTATAATTAAATAGGAGGAATACATGGCTAAAGTACCGCTACCAGAACGAGGGCAACCACTAGATGTTACATACATCTATCAGTTGGCTGATACTATTAATGATCTGTCAACTCAGGTTTCATCAGCAACCTATAATTATACAACAGTAGATACTGTAAGCGCAGGAAAACAAAGCGTAAAAACATCTGAGGCTCGTATGATTGGCGGGTATGTTGAAGTAGCAAATAACTCAACAGTATCAGCAGGAAACGAAAAAACATTCTCTTATGATTTTCCAAGCGATTTTAAGTACCAGCCTATAGCAACTGCTACAGCAGTCAACATTGGCAATACCCCTGCTGGACAAAATGTAAGCGTTATTTTAAAAACAGTTACAACATCTAGAGTAGAAGGAATTGTAAGGTTTGGTGCTTCTGGAGATTTATCACTAGCAGTTAATTTAATTATTCTAGGCATACCAAACTAAAATTAAGGGTGGGAAATGGTTTTTTGCAAAAAGTGCAAAGGTCGTATGTTTGTTGACAGACAATACAGTACAACCGAACATATGGAAATATTCTGTATGCTATGTGGATCAAGAATGTTTTTTCACCCTCCCTCAGAAAGTGAGCAAGGTAGATGGATACTGCAAAAGGAAAAATCCAGAGCCAACAGTACAATAACGAGTCTGTAATAAAAGGAAACCAAAAGGTTTGGTTTTTAAATGGTGATCTCGTAAGGTTGTATCATAGTTCACGTTCGACTGGAATGGTAACAGTTTATAATATTAATAAAGATAGAATAGAAACATGCTTAAGATCTGATTTTAGAAAAAATAGACAAAGAGCCTATACTGTTGCTGAGACTGCTAAATTAATTAATCGTCATAGAAAGTATATGCCAAGTTTAATTAAACGAGGAGTCATCCCAAGACCAGTAGGTTCAAGCCTTGATGGTAAGACTGGATTTCAAATTAGATCTTATTATTCAGAAGACCACGTTAGAGAGATTCGTGCTATACTTGCAAGTATACATATAGGACAACCAAGAAAAGATGGACTAATAACAAATAATAGTACACCTACAAGCCAGGAGTTGACAAGGCGAATGGGAGACGGTATACTTACATATACGAAGACTGAAGATGGAAGATTTATTCCTGTTTGGTCTGAAAGCATTTAAAACTATGAAATGGGTGGGGTAATGGAAAATAATTCAACAAAGGTAAATGTAACTCTAGGATATACTCTAAACCTTGGAAATTTTCAATCTTTAAGGTTAGACCTTGGGGTTGTTGATAACAAGCGTGAGGATGAGACTACAGACCAGGCATTTGAACGTGTTTACAAGTTTGTAGAAGATAAACTCACTGAGAAGATTAAAGAAGCACAAGAAGAGGCTGCCGAAGCATAATGCCTGAACGCAAAGACCGTATGGCTTTGCTTAGTAGGTATAGTAAATTACATACAGCAAAGTATGAGCAAAAGCCATCTCTAAACTTAAACGTAGAACAATGGGCTTCCGATGCTTTAATAGAGTCCTATGGCATTAGTAATTGTTACGAACTTCTTGAGTATTACTTTAGTGTTGCACAAGAACCTAGTTGGAATTATTTTGCATACAATGCAGAAAAAATTATTAACGGAAAAAAAGATTATCAGTTAGATTTGGAAGAGCGCAAAGAGCGCAGGGCAATGGCGAGGAAGTGGCTTAGTGAATAACACAGAAGCAAGAGTAATATCAGCGCTACTTGAAGACAAGCAGATGCATGTTTTGCTACAGGCAAATGTTGAAAATCTTCTTAGAACACATAACGATATCTGGAATTTTATACGTCTATATTTTGAAAACAATGGAAGTGTCCCACCAGTATCTTTAGTTGTAGAAAAATTTAGAGACTTTGAACCAGTTGCTGGTATTGGTGCAACAAAACATCATCTTGAAGAATTACAAACTGAATACCTAAACGATAGTCTAAAAGATATTTTAAGATCAGCAGCAGGTGAAGTTCAAGGTGGTGAAGGAACAAAAGCCCTTGATGAACTAATAACTAAGACTTCTGAGTTAAAGAAGAATACTTCTGCTATACGTGATATTGATGCAACTGACTTAGAGTCTGCAATTGCATACTATGAAAATGTACAAAAGCAAAAAGAGACTGGTCAGATTGGAATTAAAACAAATCTTCCAGGGTTTGATAATTACTTACCTTCTGGAATTATGCCAGGTCAACTAGGTGTATTCCTTGCATATCCAGGAATTGGTAAGTCATGGATGGCTTTATACTTTGCTGTTCAGGCATGGAAGCAAGGAAAATCTCCATTGGTTATTTCTCTTGAAATGTCTGAGACAGAAGTTCGTAATAGAGTTTTTGCAATTATGGGTGAAGGTGTTTGGTCACATAGAAAACTTAGCAACGGTGAAGTTGAACTAGATATGCTAAAGAATTGGCATAAGAATAAAGTAGAAGGTAGACCAGAATTCCATATCATTTCAAATGATAATGGTGGTGAAGTAACACCATCTGTTATTCGTGGCAAGATTGATCAATACAAACCAGACTTTGTTATTGTAGACTACTTGCAACTTATGAGTCCAAATCAAAAGTCAGATAATGAAACGGTACGAATGAAGAACCTCTCACGAGAACTTAAACTTATGGCTATTAGTGAAGAGGTCCCTATCATTGCTATCTCATCTGCAACACCAGATGATGTTAAAGATCTTAGCAGTGCACCTACACTGGGTCAGACTGCATGGTCTAGACAGATTGCTTATGATGCTGACTGGGTAATGGCACTTGGTCGTGCTACTAATAGTGATATTATTGAATGCGTATTTAGAAAAAATCGTAATGGATTCATGGGTGATTTTTTAGTGCAGGTAGATTTTGATAAAGGATACTATCGTTATAAAGACTATGAAGATGGTAAATAAAATGACTGATATATATACAGAAGATCAAATTAGAAGAGTCTTAAACGGAGTTGGCGTAGACGTTGAGGCTGAGTTTGGTAATGAGTTAATTGTATATTGTCCTTATCACAATAACAGCAGAACTCCAGCAGGAGAAATATCTAAAGAGCATGGAAGGTTTTTTTGTTTTGGTTGCCAAGTTACAAAAGGTTTAGATGAATTTGTTATGACCGTATCTAATAGAACATACTTTGAGGCAGTTAGATATATTCGTAGCAAGGGACAAGAAACAGATCTGACTAGTGTAATTAATAAAACACTTTATAGTCCACCAGACTTTGTTCAGTATGATGAGTTATTAATTAAAAGATTAAACAATCAGGCTATGGAATCACCAAGAGCCGTTAGGTATTTTGAAGGCAGGAAGATTACAAAAGAATCTATGCTTAAATTTGCACTGGGGTATTCTGAAAAGCAAGATTCAGTTACTGTTCCAATGCACAACCATGAAAGTATGTGTCTTGGATTTGTTGCTAGAACAATTGAGGGCAAAGATTTTAAGAATACGCCAGGATTACCTAAGAGTAAAATTTTATTTAATTTAAATAGAATCAAAGCATCAAGCATAGTATATGTAGTCGAATCATCTTTTGATGCCATTCGATTAGACCAAGTAGGTTTCCCAGCAGTTGCAACTCTGGGTGCTAATGTGTCTGTATCACAGATCAGACTATTAGAAAAGTACTTCAATAACGTTGTACTAATAGCAGACAACGATGAAGCAGGAGTTATCATGACTGAGAAGTTAATTGAAAAACTTGGGTCAAGGGTAACTGTTATTCATCTAGATAAAAAATATAAAGATATAGGTGATATGGATGATGAGTCAATAAGAAAAATTGAATTTCAGTTTGACAATTCTATATCGTCTATGCTAAACTAAATA